GGTGAATAAAAATGAGCCGAAACCCGAGGGAAGAGCACCCGCATGTCCCAAGCAACTCGACGCTCAGGCACGGGGAATCTGGAAGCAAGTCGTTGAACAACTCACTCCGCTTGGCCTCATTGCCATCACAGATGCGGCGCTTCTGTCAACTTATAGCCAAACGTACTCGCTATGGCTGACGCTGACCGCCGAACTGAAGCACTACGGGGCGTTCATACAGGTTCCCGTCATCGAAAAGTCAGGTGAGGTGCTGCGGGATTTCAACGGGAACGTGATCACAACACCGGTAAAGAACCCACGGCTCCCCGAAATGCGGCTGCTCGCGCACCAGTTGCGCATCATGGCATCCGAACTTGGCATGACGCCGACGGCAAGAGCGCGGCTGTCGGTGCCAAAGAAGGACGAGGACGAGATGTCAGACTGGGTGAAACGCGCAAACAGTCTGGCGTCAGGATGAACCAACTGAAACGCTACCGGGATGTAGTAAAAGAAATCAGGAAGGAACGCGGAGATGTATGCGAGGCATGTGGTGATGCCGCAACGCATCCGCATCATATCATCCCGGTGAGCGAGACATCAATACATTCCGAGATGGTGTTTGAGCCAGCGAATATGATGTTGCTCTGTGACGATTGTCACTCGCTAATGCACCCATTAATCAGGAATATATCTGAATGGGGAAAAGCACGGAAAGGCCGAGGCCGAATGCTTGTCCGGTAAATGTGAATAGCACCAAAGAAGTATTGAAAAAACTACTGGATATAGAGTTAAAACGTCTCGACGTGGCGGTAAGGATAGAAGGAGAGCGGAGCATTGTATTCCCAGAAACGACTGTGATTATCAGGGACATACAGAAATTGACGGCAGCTATAAACGGGAAAGATGTAATTGAAACAGACAACAAGAGCCAAGCGAAGTCCGACAAGGACAACGAAGGATTGCCAGACTGGGCAAGGAGCCGGAGACGTTAATGCAAGCTGAACCGACAGAACAGAAGATCGATCTGGATGACATCGGGTCCATGCCGCTGTACTTACTCGGCAATCATCCGGCAGAGGAATATTGCCGGAACGTGCTGACCGGGGAGACTGTCGCCTGCCGGTATGTGAAGCTCGCCTGCATTCGGCATATCCGCGATCTTGAAACCGGAGCTGAACGCGGCCTATACTTCGACCGGGAATCCGCAATACATCGGCTCCAGTTCTACGCTTTCTGTCGTCACTTTGAGGGCGAATGGGCCGGACAGGTGATCGAGCCGTCGCCGTGGCAGCAGTTCGTCAAGTGGAATATATACGGCTGGAAGAAACAGGATGGCACGCGGCGGTTCAGAACGGTGTATGAAGAGTGCGCCCGGAAGAACGGGAAGGCCCTCGCGTTAGATACGCCTATTCCGACGCCCGGCGGATGGACGCAAATGGGCGATCTTGTGGGCGGCGACAGCGTATTCGACGAGAATGGCAACGTCTGCAAGGTCATCTCTGCAATGCCGGTACAGTGCAATCGGCCATGTTATACCATGACATTCTCCGACAAGAGCCAGATCACAGCCGACGCCGAACATGAATGGGAAACGGAATACAAGATCGGCAAGGGCGCGGGGTCAAGAAAAACTCGATTGAGCCATGTGCGCGGCAAGAAGATAAGTACAACCGAGGAATTGAAAAGGACATTAACAGTCAACAAGCACTCCGACGGGGTTGAATGGAATCATCGGGTACTGATGCCCGGCGCGCTTGAATTACAGGAAAAGGTATTTCCGCTTGATCCTTATGTGCTTGGATGCTGGCTTGGCGATGGATGTTCGGTAGATACAAGAATCACATGCTCTTATAAAGACACGCAAATCATTGATGAGATAGCCGCGACCGGTACTCCGATACACGAAGTCAAATCGAGCAACGAGAACAGCGGATCATTTGCAATGAACAATGGGGATAATAGCGGCAAGCGAGCCGGTAGAGTCTCGGGATATTTACGGGAAGCGGGATTGTACGGCAACAAGCATATCCCTATCGACTATCTCAGGGCATCGAAGGCACAGCGGCTATCGCTATTGCAGGGGCTTATGGACACCGATGGCTATGCGTCGAAGGCTGGACAGTGTGAGTTCACGACAATCAAGCCGCTGCTCCGTGATGGAGTCCTCGAATTAATCAACAGTCTTGGCATGAAGGTCAGCGTCAAGACAGCGCGGGCAATGCTGGATGGCAAGGACTGTGGTGAGAAATACCGGATAATATTCACCGCTTATGCAGATACGCCGGTGTTCAGACTCAAGAGAAAACTCGCAAGACAGAAGCCGAAGCCGGAGATAATTACACGGAACGCATATCGGCAGATTATATCCATTGAGCCGACTGAAAGTGTGCCAGTGAGATGTATCCAGGTCGATTCGGAGAACGGATTATTCCTCGCCGGCAAGTCGTTCATGATTACTCACAACTCAACGGACCTCGCTACGGATGGTTTATACCTCGCTTTCTTCGACGATGAGCCGGGAGCGCAGTGCTTCACAGCAGCCACGAAGAAGGATCAGGCCATCATCATCCACCGGGCGTCTACCCGCATGGTCAAGGCGAGCCCCGCTTTACGCAAGCGGATTGCCATATTCAAAAACAATCTCAACATCGATGAGACGGCGAGCAAGTACGAACCACTCGGTGAGGACAGCAAGACAGAGGATGGCCGTAACGTACACGCAGGTTTGATCGATGAATACCATGCGCATCCAAGCGACGATATGTACAACGTACTCCGGTCAGCGATGGGTGCGAGGCGGCAACCGATACTGTACGTCATCACGACCGCCGGATTCGACAAACATTCGGCGTGTTATACCGAGCGCGAATACGCAGTGAACGTGCTTGAGGGCGTGTTCGACGACGATTCGTTCTTCGCTATCATATTCACGCCCGACGATCCCGACAAGTGGACGGATGAAACGCAGTGGATGATGGCGAATCCGAACCTCAATGTCTGTGTCAGCATCGACGATCTGCGCGACCAGTGCCGAAAAGCCGAGCGCGTACCGAGCAAACAGAACGAGTTCAAGACCAAGCGGCTCAACATCTGGACCGAATCGCAGACGGCATGGATCACCGCGGACATGTGGCGCGGCTGCAATCACCCGGTGGACGCGGACGGCTTACGCGGCCAGACGTGCTATGGAGCGTTCGACCTGTCGAGCACGATCGATATAACCGGGTGGGTAAAGTGTTTCCCGCCCACGGTGGCAGGCGAACGATACCGATTCTTATTTAATTTCTACGTTCCGCAGGATAATCTTGAGCTGAGGTACCCGAACCGCGAAGTTCTGAACATGATTAAAACGTGGATACGGCAGGGCTTCATTACGGCCACGCCGGGTAACGTGGTTGACTATGACTTCATTGAGGCGCAGATAACTGATGACGCGGGCAAGTATGACATTGCACAGATACCGTATGACCCGTACAACGCGGCGCAACTCGTGACCAATCTTCAGAAGCAAGACCTTGAGCTTGTTGAGTTCCGGCAGGGATTCCGCACAATGAGCCCAGCGGCAAAGGATTTCGAGGCGAAGATTTTACAGGGGTTGATCGCGCACGGCGGCAACCCGGTGATGAACTGGATGATTTCGTGTGCTGAAATAGCAAGCGATCCCTCCGGTAGTATCAAGCCGGTCAAGCCGGACAGGGGCAAATCGAACAAGCGGATCGACGGCGTGATCGCCTCTATCATGGCGCTCAGCGCGGCGGTACGGAACTCGACTGAGTTCGTCGAAGGGATGGAGGTCTGGTAATGGCAGCGGGATTCCTGAGACGATGGCAAGATGCGTGGAGATTCGCAAACAGTGCCGACAGTCTTGATATACTCCGCATACTCCGGGGAACTGCAAATGCCAAGAGCGGCGCTGTGGTCAATCACCGCACGGCGTTACAGGCCACCACATCGCTTGCTTGTGCACGGGTGATCGCCGAGGGCATCGCCCAGGTTCCGTTTAAGCACATGAAGTACGACGGAACGAACCGTATCCCACTCACCGGAAGCTCGCTGTATCGGGTGCTCCACGATGCGCCGAATGAATGGATGTCTGCGTATGACTTCCGTGAAATGATGGGGATTCATCTTGTGTTCGCCGGGGGCTTCTATGCGTTCATTAACCGGGTCCGGGGTGAGGTTGTCGAACTGTTACCATTCGAGCCGGGTGATGTGACCGTGAAGCGTGACGGGTGGAAGCTGTCGTACGAGGTGCGCATGAAGGACGGCGGTAAGCCGCAGCAGATACCAGCCGCGAACATGTGGCACATCCGAGGCCCGTCATGGAACGGATGGATGGGGCTTGACGGCGTGAAGATGGTACGGGAAGCCATCGGCCTTGCGCTCGCCACGGAGGAACACGGCGCAATCGTATTCAAAAATGGCGGACAGACCACGGGTATCCTTTCAACAGATCAACAATTATCGCCACAAAAGGCAAAAGAGCTGCGCGAATCTTGGCAGGAACATCAAGCAGGTGACAACCGGTTCAAGATCGCGGTCTTGTGGGGAGGTATGACTCACACGTCTACGGCAAACACCAACGAACAGACACAGTTCTTGCAGACACGCGGCTTCCAGGTTGAGGAGATATGCCGCGGCTTCCGGGTGTTGCCGATCATGGTTGGACACTCGGACAAGGCGCAGACCTACGCGACCGCCGAGCAGATGTTCATTGCCCACGTTACGTTTACCCTGATGCCATGGGGAGTGCGGATCGAAAAGAGCGCCAACCTGAACCTGCTGAACGAGAAGCAGCGCAAGGCGGGCGAGTATACGCATTTCATGTTCAATGGACTCTTGCGCGGTGCGTCGAAGGACCGCTCAGAGTTTTACGCAAAGGCACTCGGCTCGGGTGGTTCTCCAGCATGGATGACACAGGATGAAGTACGCGACCTCGAAGAAATGAATCCCTTTGGCGGTAACGCCGCTCTCTTGCGCGAACCAAGCAACGCCGGAGATACAATACCAAGCGAACAGGAGGGCGACGATGGCAACGCCAACTAATATGATCCCTGAGAGAATACGGGAAAGAATCAATGATTATTTCGTGCGAATGGATGACAAGCGCCGATATGAAATTTTAAATGCTGCCGATGACGAAGCGACGATCTATCTCTATGATATTATCGGCGAGGACATGTTCGGAGATGGTGGCGTGAGTGCAAAGGCATTTGTGCAGGACTTGGCTGGTATCACGGCCGGAACGATTCATCTCCGCATCAATTCACCGGGCGGCGACGTATTCGATGCGCGGTCGATGCAGACGGCATTGAACCAGCACCCGGCGAAGGTGGTCGCTCATATTGACGGGCTGGCAGCGAGTGCCGCAACGTATGTGATGCTCGGGGCTGATGAGATCGAGGCGGTCGAGGGTGCGCTGTTTATGATACATGATGCGTGGACTTTCGCAATCGGCAATAAGACTGATCTGCGGAAAACTGCTGATACGCTTGAGAAGATCGATGAGGGGATCGCCAACGACTACGTTGCTAAGACAGGCCAGAGCGAAGAGCAGGTACGG